TTTCTTTTACTACTGGTGGTGCTGGTGGCGTTGTAGACGTTAAACAATCTGCATTATAAACTAGATTATTTTCTCCCCCCATATACCCGTGATTATAACACTCGTAACTCATTGTACCAAAATCACCAGCAACAGTTATAGTAATGTTACCATAATAGTATGTATATGTATTACCATCTAACCCAGTTTTTGTACCACCACTTGCTGTACCTGTGTAAGTAATTCTACTTTCTTTACCAAAGTTGTGAAATGCAATTGGGTGAGCTGATGGAACATCATTCATTATATAAGTACCTAACCCCATTTGATATGTACCATACTTGTTATCAAATACATAAGCATTACCACTTGATGTAACTTCTACTCTAGCATTAAAGTTTAGTGCTAAACAATCAAAAGAAACTACATCATAATACCTTTGCAACTCTAATTTTGATTGTCCATTTTGTAAATCTATATCAATTTTGTTTATACTAAATGTTTTATCTAGTATTCTAATTTTGTCAGCTAACGAATATTTAGATATAAAAGCATTAGTTAAATTTGCATTTATTTTTATCAATCTTGACTTTACATCAAATAAATGTTCAATATAGTTTTTGTAATATATATTAAATAAATTGTTTACGTTACTTTGCTCATTAGCATTATAAACTCTATACTCATCTACCTCTTCTCCAAAATGATTAGATTGTGATGTATTTATATCAACTGAATTTAATGGTATAAAATAAGTTGTAATAGCACCATAGAAAACTGCGTTGTTATTTACATCAGTATATACATATGGTATTTGTGTACCACTAGTTTCTCTATGTGCGTAAAACAATAATGGTTTCTTACTAAAATGAGGACTATATTTTTCTTCTTGGAATGATTTAAATCCAGCTGTACTACCACCACCAATAGCAACGTTTCTTTCTGCATTACTTCTTTTAACACTAAAACCTACTTGTAATGAAGATGGTGTTGTACCATCAGTCAATAATAACCTTTCATATTTTAAGTGTGAAAAAGGTGGAATTATTTCATACTTTTGCTCACCTCTTGAATCACTATATGTCCAACTTTCTCCACCCCATTCTAATCCAAAGTCAGATCTATGTTGTTCTGCAAGGACTGCTTGAGTATCTTCATACTTAAATTCTATTTGTGAATATGGCATCAATCTTTCTACACTACTTTCAGAAGTATCTACTTTACTTGTTATATCTAATTCTGAACTAGATGAAGCATAGTATGAATCATATGTCATAACTCTAATTCTTTTCATATTAGATTGAGTCGTGCTATAACTACTACTTTCTGTATTTTCTACAAAACAAACTAAATTAAACATTTTAAATAAACCAGATAAAAATTCTATTACATTCATCTCAGGCATATTTTTAGATATACTAAATTTACCTTTGTTAAATGTTAAAGCACCACCACTAATTATTACATCATTATATTCTTCATCATCTCTATCTCCAGCTATAACAAACTTAGCTTCAAAACCATTATTAATAGTCAAACCTGTTGATGAGAATAATTCAAATTGATAATCTCCATCTTGTTCTACGTAAAAATCATAATCTTTTGATGTACCATTACCAACAGCTGGTTCAAACGTTCTAATAACTGATCCATTTCTATATACTCTTAAACCAAAAGCATTAGAAGTATCACTAGTAAAAACTCTAAACCTACATTCTATATAATCTATATTTTCAGCTGTTGAGTTTCTTACAATAATTGTGTCACCTGATTGAGTACCTGTTAGACCTGATGAATTTACAGATGATATTTCTAATAAACCTTGATTAGTAGCATCTTGATATAATGCTATTGTATTACTAGAAATATTAAATGAATTTACTTTAATTTCTTTATCACCCTCACTAAATAATGTATTAGCTTTTTTGTCTTTATTTAGCCACATATATAAATTGTAATAATCTTTATTACTAGCATTAAAGAAGTCATTAGAAAATTCTATGTTTGGCGTATTAGGATCACGATTTATTTTTTGCTCTATTGCACGTAAAACTAAATGCACTCTAAGACCAGGTTTTAGATGTTCAAACTTTAATCCATTTATTTGGTTGTTTAGTGGATAGTTGCTTGAATTGTAATATAAATTACCATCACTTATCACACCATAAAAATTAGCATTGTTTGTGTAATACAATCTTTCAGAAGTAGATATTAAAGGAACAATAATTGGTTGTGTATAAAACAATTTTGTAGTTATAGTATTACCAGCATTAGGAGCAGTATTAAACGTAACATCTCCTGATGTATAAGAATAAGAAAAATTACTTGTAGCAACTTCAGATCCTGCGTTATACAACTTAAAATCTGTATCTAATTGTGGATATGGAGAATATAGTAATCTAAATCTTTTTGTTACACCATCACCAGTTCCAATAGTAAATTCATCATTAGAAGTATAGTCTTTTGTTTGTGTTAAATAATGATAAAATGAATCACCACTAGAATCATAATGACTATCATTAATATTAAATCTTTCTAACCATTCTAAGTTTGTCAACTTAACATTGTTAAATAATTCCTTAAGTAATTTTAAGTTACCATAAAAAGTTACTTTATATGAACTAGGTTTATTAAATTTAAGTTTAACACTTTCTAGTGTTATATAACCATCTTTATATGGTCTATCATTTATTTCAATTCTTGCTTGTTTAGATGATCTAGCGTCAAAATTATTTCCAACAAGATCATAATTGTAATAATGTTTAAATAACTTGTTGTTCCTAGAAGTAGCTGGTAAATTAAAATTACGAGAAAAATCAGTAAATATTTTATCAGGTTCTCTAAAGTCCTTAATACTACTTACAATATTAATAGAACCATCTTGAAATACATCAACTTGTTCGTTCTCTATGTATAGTTGTATTTTTTGGTTCATTATCTAATATTATTGATACCATCAAATGCAAATTCAAAGTTTATAGTGTAATTAACTAATTTATCATTTACACTTGTTTTATATTGAAAATTAGAGTCTTTAACTAATATTGGTAAAGTAAGATTATTTTCTCTAATCCATATATTTTCTGATTGTAATAATTGTCTTATTGTTTCATTATATTCTTCTCTTAAATAACCAGTGTTTAAAGTTATAGATTTTGTTGAAGCTACATCTTGAACAATGTTAGATGGGGTAAATGTATCGTAAGTAGCAGAGTTTGTTGTTGATCTGATTGTACTTGTAACAAAATTATCTTTTTCTACACTTAATCTATCTTGTCTTTTTTTGTTAAAGTACAAATCTTGTATTGCACCAAATTTATTTATAAAAGAAACCTTGTGATTTGTGTATTTTGTATTACAAACAAATATAGGGTATATTGTTTCTTTTGCTATTGATGTTATAGACGAGTAAGTTGAAGCTGATGTATTGCTAGATATAATTTCTATCTTACTTGCTTGTATTGCTGATTCTACATATTGTATGTAATCAGAAGAACTTTCCGTAGTAGGTATTTGATTGTATGGTGTAAAAGATTGACTTCCTGCTTGCGTTTCATTACCTAAAGCATCTTTAGTGTAATATATTACATTTGTTACACCACCAGGTCCTAAATATATTGGTATGTAATATTTTATGTTTTTTGGAATATACAAATATTCATTTGATATTAATTTACTAGAACTTAATGATGAGTTAAATCCATCTTCAAAATAAGTGTAACCTTTTGTTGCTAATCCATATTCAGTAGTAGAAGTAGGAGTTGATAAATCACTATATGTATTTGTTTTAGTGTAATACCACCAACAAGAAGTATCTATTGTACTATAATCATCATTAAATGTAATATTAATAAAATCTTGTACAAGTTCAGATATTTCAAATCTTACTGTATTGTTAGAATCAGGGTTAGATTTTGTAATTGTATATTGTGCTGTGGTTGGTCTATCACTTTCGAATTGACCAGTCCAACAATATAACTTTAATGTAGAACTTGTTAATGTAGCCATCTTATCTTTTTTAATATAACCTAAAAAACAAAAATAGTATTAATAGATGTCAACGTTAGAACAAGAACCAAAATTATATACTGCTCCTGGTCTAACTCCTGCTGAGTTACCAGTGAACCCTATTTTAAATGCGTTTCTATCTTCGTTTACTCTAAAACCAGTTTCTGTTGTTGGTGCATAAAGTGTACTTAAACTAGGATCTGAATACAAATATGTATTATCTCCAAAAGTTCCTACATAATAAACATTTAAACCATAAGTGTATAAAGTATTACAAGCTGATGTTCTATTAAGTGCTGAAGTTAATGATATTCTCATAACTTTTATATTTGATGGTCTATCAGGTGTTATAGTTGGTGGAACATAGTTTGCTGCGTCACAATCTCTATATGTAAGCAAATCTTCTACATTAATAACAGTTGCGTCACTAGATGATTGTGGATTATAATAACTTAACTCTTGATATTTTATAACATCAGGGAATGTATAAGTTGCACTTGATGTTCCTACAACTAAAGTTACTGAGTTGTCAGTACACAATTGATATACTCTTTTATTTGTAAGACCAGTTGAAGATGGTGTTGTACCAGCTAAACAAGTTGCACAATCATTAAAAGATGTTGGAACTAAATCTTCAAATACAGTAGCGTTTTCATTATAAGCACTATCACCAGATATAGCTAAGTTTCTACAAGTGTTTGTATTAGCACCAATTCTATAAACTGGTGGCAACTCAGAATCAGACACTACATATTGTAAAGTTCCTTCAGGCACTCCACATAATCTATAAGCACCATAATATTTATTTGGATCAATTAAATCAGGTTCAGTTACTTGTGCGTCATTAATACATTCTGTACAACTACCATAAGGTTGTAATGTTTCTATGTAATTTAGTTTGTCAGCACTTTCTACTATATAAGTACCACTAGGCATAGTAAAATTATCTGCATATTGAGTTGCTATTGTATAACAACCCTCACCACCACTTTGACCAAAATTCTTTAAGTGTAAAATTGTACCTACACCATAACTAAAATCTTTAAACACAAAATATTCAGTAATACCAGCATTAGTTTGATTAGGACATCTTGTTAATGCTAATTTTTGTATTGTTCCAGTAGTAGGATCAACAGGATCAGTACAATCATTATTAGCACAACTACCTAAAGTGTAAGTTGATCCACTTCCTGATACTTGTCTAAAGCTACCATTTTGACCATTTGTACTATTAGAGTAAGTTCTACCAGTTGTAGCTGGAGTTTGACCAGTTGCATCTTCAAAGAAAGCTGTAGCTAAACAAAACTCATTTGCACCATTTCTATCTGCATATAAAGTAATAGCTGTACCACTACAAGCTGATTTACTTGGTGGTGGTTGCGTACTATATTTAGCAGAATATGATGTTCTATTCTCCCATATTATTTGTAAGTTACTTGAAGCACTAGTACCACTAACACTACAATTATATATTTTAGTTCCAGTAGATGTTTGTGTTTCACCCCCACCACCTGATTCATTTATAACTAATTGTTGACTTGTAGCACCACTAATATTTGATAAAGAACCACCTGAATTAGCTTTACTCCATTGATAAGATGGATTTGTAATATTTTGTGACGAAGCTGTTAATACTGTTCTTTGACTTACGTATGCTTTACCTTGATTATTACCATCTGATGTTGACATACTTAATGTTACAGTAGCATTAGCATTTGTTTGAGATGTAGTTTCACCCTCTTGTCCAGTTTCTACACTTTGATTACAAGGCGTTACATCAACTGCAAATCCACCAGCTATATCTTCTCCATATATCTTACAATAAAAATCAGCAGGGTTACCATCAGATCCAGTTAATATTATTTTATACCAATTACCTGTTCCACCGAACGGGTTAAATATATGATTCGTTGAACTTTTGTTAGTATATAATGTAGCACCCTCACTATCAACATTATTACCTACAATTGATCCTACATAATAAACTGGTATATCTGCAACTAAAGAACAAACATCACTACCATCACTTCCAGGACTAGTTACATATTCAGACGAAACTAACGCTTCATTAGGTGCAGCTATACTTTCTATTATAGTTCCACCACAATCAGTTGTAGATGAACAAGTAACAAAGTTTGACAATCTACCATTACAAGTAGCACCAATTCTACCTACCTTAACATCATTACCAACAACAAAGTTATAGTATTGACCAGAACTAGAATAAGGTATTGACAATGCTTCGTTTGAAAAAAGGAACACACCACTATTTAATTCAGTTTGACCAGGTAACAATCTAAAGTAAGCTGTTTGTCTATTTGTTTCAGCACAAGCACAATTTGCTGTGTCTTTACCAGTTACAGATACTTGTACTTGTTGTGGTGTACCTGATGATATAGCGTCAAATATAGTTACACTTGTTTGTGAAACATTAGGGGCTGTGTTTGCAATACCATCAAGTGATATAGTAAATGTTTCGCTAGGTAGTTCTGCTGTAGAGTCTAACTTAGCTTCAAAGTCTATTGATGCACCATTGTTAAAAACTTGAAATGCACCAGTCAAACTACCTCTTACTAAATCATTTGCACTTACACCAGTTATAGTAAAAGGAACTAAAGTGTTGTCAGGTACATTTGACGTATATAGGTTTATAGTAAATGGACAACCCTCTGTTGTAGAACTAACACTTCTACCAAGTATATATCTTGCAGACTCAGTTAATGTACCACTAAGTGTTGAAGCTAATGCTACGTTTGCTGATCCAAAAGTTCCAGTATGAGTAGCAGGTGATTTTGTAATAGTTCCTGTAAAATCATTATCTACTAATGTATCAATAACAAAACTATAACTATCACCTTGACGACCTTTTACTTCAAATGTTTCTGTTTCTAACTTTTGTAATGTATCTACTCTTTGTGCTTGTATCGTTGAAGATAAAGTAACGTTTGCATTATAACCTCTTGATGATATAGATGGAAGTATATTATTAGTTATGGTTAGCGTCGCAGTATATTGAGTTGCTGTTGCCCAAGATACTATAAAGGCTGTAGCAGTGATTGTGTTGCCATCTGCGTCCAATGTACTACAACCATAGCTAAATTCTTGATTTGCACCTGATAATACTTCTTTAAATGTTATATCTGGTGTTGTTCCTGCAGCAGCAGCGTTTCCACCAGTCCACGTATACGTTCCATTCGATGTAAAGTTTACAGGTATAGCACGAAGTGTAATATTTACATTCGATGTACCACTTCCTGGACTATTAACTTCTGCATTATTTACTACTTGTACTATTTTAAGTCTATATATCTCTCTTCCCTCTTCACTAGCTTGATCTGTTGTTCCCTCAGATCCTGATGCTACTATGTAATATGGACTCCTACTATTTACTTTGTTTACTGCCATCGATTAATTTTTTATTTAGATGTGTTACTAAGTCTTTATTATAACTTGCTTCTATGTCTTTTGTTATTGAAGCATAATATTTTTTGTCAATGTAGTCTATAATATTTGCACCTTTATTTCTACCCCCAAATCTTGCAATCGTACCATCACGTTCAATTTTCTTCATTATTAAATATGCTAAATCCTCTATTGAGTTGTTTGCATAATTGCTAACTACATTCTTTGCTCTAATCCAATTCTCTATTGCACCTCTATCAACTTTTCTAGGATCGCCACCTTGATCTACTTCATTAAAATATTTCGCAGCGTAAAAATTTAAGAATATATCATTCTTTTTGACAAAAACGACAC